TGTCTGATGGGATTTTTTTCCAACCTGTTCAAACGGGCGGACAAGGGCGCGAAAGAGAAGCCGCCCGCAAAGACGATGCGGGCTTTGAGTTCCTTTCTCCCCAGGTGGCTGCGCGGCGATTACACGCTTGCGAATAGCGAACTGATCTTCTCCGCGGTGTCGAGAATCGCAAATTCGCTGAGTGCAATGCCGATGAAGCTGTACATGGGGACGAAACCGATTTCGAACGACTTATCCGACCTTGTTGGTTTCGAGCCGAACCCGACCATGACGGCGTGTCAGTTCTTCCGAACTCTTGAAGCCTGCCGGTGCACGTCCGGCAACGGGTACGCCCTGAAGGTCTTCACCCCGGATCGCACCGAACCGTACTTGTATGTGCTCGACCCAGACAGGGTAAAACCAATTATCGAAAAGGATAGCCGCGAATTATGGTACCGGATCACGCCGGAAGACGGAAGCCCGTATTACGTCCATAACTATTACGTGATCCACGTTCCGTTTATCTCCGCCAATGGGTACCAAGGGGTCAGCCCAATTTCCGTTCTACAGAAGACGCTCTCGTTTCAAGGCGGCGTTGAGGAGTTCAGCGTAGCGCAGCTGGAAAAAGGAATAAGCGCGCAAGTCGTCCTAGAAGCGCCTGCGAATCTGGGCGAAACACAAAAAAAGCAGATGATCGAGGCTTTTCAGGACACTTACAAGACAACGGGCGGAAATATCCTCCTTCTTGAATCCGGCGTTGTTGCAAAGCCGCTCACCCTATCCCCAGTAGACGCAAAGCTGTTCGAGATCGAGAAGATGTCCCGCAGTCGCGTCGCGATGGTTTACAACATCCCGACTCATCTGCTCGGGGACTTCGTTGAAACTCCGTACACCTCGCAGGAACAGAAGACCCTTGAACTGCTTTCTATGACGATGATCGCGATTGTGACCCTGTACGAACAGGTTTTCACCCGTTCGCTTATCTCTCGCGATGATCGAATCAGGGGAATGAGGTTCCGAATGGACATAAATGCCATTCTGAGAGCCGACGCAAAGACGATGTCGGAGGTGCATGTCGCCGGTGTGCGCGGCGGGTACATCACACCGAACGAGGCGAGGGCTGACGATGGAAGACCCGAAGACCCGAACGGCGGACACTTGCTTGTTTCAAAAGACCTTACAACTTTGGATTACGTCGTCAAGCACCCTGACGGCGCAAAATTACAAAATTCAACACCTTAGGAGGAAAAAGATGAAAAGCACGCCCACCCTGTTCTCCTTGTTTGAATCGCACTGCAAAAAGGGGACATGTAAGTTCAAAAACTGGTGCGATCTTGTGAAGTGGAACGCTGCAGAAAAGCCGAGCCTTGAAGTCCTTGCGACATTGAAGGAGTTGTCGGCAGAGTGTTATTCAGCAACCCAAGCCCCGAAACCTGCGGCGGAAAAGAAAACGAAGAAGCCCGCCGAAAAGAAGGAGGGCTAACAAATGCCAATCGGTGAAAAAGTGCTCCGGCAGGCTGTCGTAGCCGAAACGTTGAAAGAGTTCAGCTTTGCCAAGTATGAATCCCCCACGGTTTTGATAAAGAACGAAACCGACGGCGGGATTCTTTTTTGTGACGCTGGATATGACGAAGACAAAGCCTATCGCATTCCCGCGCATTCTTGGCAGGTAATTGCCGTCAATATCAAGATCGGCGAGGCACCGACGTTCAGCGTTATGCCGGAGGTTGACGGATATGTCGAAATTGACTTCGGATCGCCGTTGATGGGGTCGCTTGACATCTTCTCGACGCTTGACCGTGCTGGAATGATTCCGCATGTAATATCCGTCATCACTGGAGACGAAACGATGCTGGCGATGGAGATAACGCGACTTCACGGTCAGAGCGTTAATCTCGAAACTCCGGTCGAAATAGGAGACGGGGCAACCATTTTCAACGGTGACTTTATCAAATTGACGGTCATGGGGGTTCCGGAAGGAAGCCATGCAGTTCTCACGGTAAACGGTGACGAATGCTCCCTGCTGAACAACGCGGTGACTATCGTTGCAAGCGGAGATACATACGTCGTGACTGCAGCCGTCGCGGACGAGTAAGGAGGCCGAATGGAAATCAAATTCATTCAGATCACAAAAGGCGCGGCTGATGCGACTGCAGATATCGGGCTTGTCAACCAGTTCGCAAAAGCAACGCTGAAACCCGAAGACGTTTACTGCTTCAGCATGAACATCTGCGACAACGACATCGACACAGATATCGAGCGGTTCACTGATGAGACACTTCAATCGCTCGCAAAGATGTTCGTCGGCAAGACCATGCTCACCGACCACTGGAGGTCGGCACTTAACCAAGTCGCGCGCATCTACAGGACCGAGTTTATTGACCTGCCCGGAAAAAACGCCATCGGGCAGCAACTCAAAGCGATCAGGGCAGATGCTTATATTCCGATTACGGAGAGCACGCAGCCGCTCATTGACATGATCGAGGCTGGGATTGTCAAAGAAGTCTCCGTCGGCGCGCGATGCAAGGAGCGCAACTGCTCAATTTGCGGCAAGCCTCTTTCCATTGACTGGTATTCGTGGACGTGGAAGTGCGAAGACGGGCATGTCAAAGGTGAGAAATACGCCGGGAAACTCTGCTACGGGAATCTCGAAAAGCCGGAATCGGCAAACGAGGTATCCTTTGTGGCTGTTCCTGCGCAAAGGCGGGCGGGCGTGACAAAGGCGGCCGGAGAAGACGAGCACGAGATCGCCGAGGCTTTCCATCTTATCAGCACGGTAGACCTGCAGAAGTTTCCCAACGAGGTAGCGCGGTTCATGGAAGTCGTTAAGAAATCCATGGTTTCCGCCGAAGAGCTTGTAAAGCGACAAAAAATTGCTGAAGAAGCAAAATCCAAATTACGAAAAGGAGCAACAAACTAATGCCTACTTCTCTCTTCGATCTGAAGACCAATCTGCACACCCTCAAAGCGGAGATCGACACCAAGAACGAGTGGCTTTCCGCGAAAGCCGCAGACCCCTCGATTAAGATGGAGGATATCGAGAAGACCCAAAAGGAACTGGCTGACCTCGAAACTCGCATGGGCATCCTCCAGAAACAGCACGACGACATGGAATCCGCACAGCGTAAGGCCGTCGAGAAGCAGAACCCCACGGCGACGAGCGAAAAAGACGCTGTTGCCGTTGCGAAGGCCGCCTACTACCGCGCGGTTGCCCTCGGCGACAAAGCGGGAATCGAAAAGGCCTACTCTGGCCTCGGTGCGATTCCTGCGGCCAGCGCCGATCTTGGCAGCGGGTCCGCTCTGCTCCCCACCACTCTTTCGACCGAGATCACGACCGAGCCGATGGAGGAAAACTCCCTGCGCGGGCTTGAGCAGACCACGCAGGTTGCGGGTCTGGAAGAACCCCGGCTGACGTTCGAGATCGACGACGAAGACCTGCTGGAAGACGTCATCGACGCCGAAACCGCGAAGGAAATCGAGGTTTCCGCCGATACCGTGTCCTATGGCCGCTACAAGACGAAGGTCAAGATTCGCGTGGCAGACACCGTTGTCCTTGGCGCTCCGGCACAGCTCACCGCAGAAGTCGAAAACGGCCTGCGCTCCGCGCTTGCCCGTAAGGAAAAGCTGCGCGCGTTCGCAAAGTCCGCTGACGACGATCATAAGCACATGAGCTTCTACATGGTCGGCATCAAGGGCGTTACCGGCGCGAGCATCGTTAAAGCGATCATGGCGTGCCTCGGCGACCTGCCCGACATGTTCCGCGCACGTGCGAGCGTACTCATGCGCTCCGCCGACTGGTATTCCTACGTCGAAACGATGAGCAACGGGGCTGTGTCGTTCTATGGCACAAAGCCGGAGGATGTCATCGGTGCGCCGGTGAAGTTCAACGATCAGGCTGTTATCCCCATCGTCGGCGACTTCTCCTACGCGAAGCAGAACTACGACCCGCAGGCGACGCTCGATTCCGACAAGGATATCGATACCGGCACCTACAAGTTCGTTCTGACCACGTGGGGTGACCACCAGATCAAGCTCAAGCGCGCGTTCCGTCTCGCAATCGTCGCGGTTGCCATCATCGGTGGTATCGCGAAGGCCGCCACCTCCTCGCACCTTGCGGGTGAAGTGCTGACCGCCACGCCGACGTTCAACACTGACGACGCGAGCAAGCCGACCTCCGGCATCACGTACCTCTGGCAGGTTCTCTCCAATGGGACTTGGACGAATCTCACCAATGCGTACACAGGCTACAACACGGCCTCTCTGACGACCGTCAACAGCCAGGACGAGGACGCCGAGTTCCGCTGCGCCATCACTTACGGTGGCGTTACCGTCTACACCAACTCCGTCACGATGGCGTAACCACGGGAGGTCGGGATTATGTCCGTTACGACAACCGACCTCTCCCCTTACCTTGGGCTTCCTCCGGATTCAACCGAGGACTTGACGGGATTTCTCAACTCCGCGAAATCAAAAGCGCGGACGGCGGGAATCCCGTCTTTCGCTCACAACGCGCAGTATGACGAGTTCATTAAGGCTCTTGCGGCGATGTATTACGACAACCGCGGCATGTCCGCGCAAAGCAACGACAGCGACGCGATGCAAAGGTTGGTCAATGCGGCGGTGCTTGAACTCCGTTACGCCGAGGAAGACCCGGAGGAACCCGAGGAAGCGGCAGATGATACGCCGGAGGCAGGTGACCCTGTGTGAGCAAGAACGCGAACGCCGGTGAGCTGCGAACTCCGGTCTACTTCAAGTCGGTAAGCAGAACCACCGGAACGAACGGAAACACCATTCCAGAAGAGGAAAACGTGTTTGGGCAGGATGCTGACAAGCACGATATCCCGGTCAGGGTCAAGTGGGTCAACGTGCACGGAACGGAAGTTATGACCGCACTGCAGCTTAAACTGCGCGAACCGGCTGTAATCACAATGCGGTATTCTCCGCTGATAAATCGTTTGCTTGTCGTTTACAAAGAGGACGATCCCGTCCCTTTCGAAATCATCAGCGTCGATGACGTTGAGAACCGGCACAAGTGGATGGAGATCAACGTACAGCGGAAAGTACCTGCGAGGTAGGAAAGGAGCGGCCATGACCATTCGAATCATCAAGCAAACACCCGGCGGGAAGGGTGTCATTCGCGCCGGGCAGATCATTACGGTGTCCGACTGCGAGGCGCGGCTCCTGATTGAATCCGGGTATGCCGAAACCCTCACGCCACCGAAACCAAAGAGGGAACGCCGTGGCAACCATTGAAGCGGACATCAAAACCGCGCTTTCCTCGTTTGACTGCCCCGTCGTCCCCGATGAATACGAAGGATCGGAGCTGACGTATTTTATTTTCGCGGTTGACACCCACCCGCGAAATTATGCCGACAATTTGCCGAGAAACAAGGTTTGCAACGTCCATCTGCATTACATCGCTCCGAAGACCGAGGATATCTCAACCACGAAAGAAGACATCATCGAAGCGCTCACCGGCGCCGGGTTCTCGTACCCTGATGAACTTTCGGTTGGTGATGCCAATTCGTGGCACTTGATATTTGAGTTTGAAGCGATAAGGGGCGTGTAATATGGCCAGATTCACGATGGAAAGCGGCGAAGTTCCAACCGGCTCTTTTGTCGGAGGTCACTTTATCCAAACAAAAGGACGACTTTCAAGCGACTATGCGTCCGCGTCTGTCGAGGTTCAAAACGAAATACTTACAAGGCAGGCGAACATCTGCGCGGAAGAACAAAGGAAAAACGCGCGTGGAATGCTCAACGTAAAGGGGTACAGCCGCGGCGTTACAGCCGGAGGCATAAAGGTGACAAGCCCGTTTGTGCGCGATGGTGTCAGGGCGATATCTATTAAGTTTCTCGGCTCGCGTCCAAACGGAAAGGGAACAAAGTCGGTTGCCGAAGTGGCGTTCTTTAACGAATTTGGAATCGGGGACAGCGAGGGCGGGATGCGCATGAGCAAGCGAAATTTTATTGCGAAGTCCAACGAGGACAAGGCCGACGAGTGCGCGGAAGTGGCCGCAGATACATTCGCTCAATACGTGAGCGATCAACTCATTTTGTAAAGGAGAACAAAAATGTCAAAAATTGGATGCAACCATCCTTGCTTTGCGCCGATTGACACGCAGCCCGAGAGCTCTTTGCCGACGTACAGCTCCGGCATGGTTATCGGCAAACTGGTCGAGGCGAATCTTTCGGTAACGCTCATGTCCGGCAAGCTCTTTGCCGATGACGGCGTCGCTGAATCTGTCGACGAGTTTTCCAGTGGTTCGCTCGCGATGGCGTTTGACGACATGGAAGACTCCGTCGTCAGAACGCTATTCGACAAGTCGCTCAGCGGGGATGACACGGTGGATAACGTGGACGACACCCCGCCCTATGGCGGACTGGCGTACTACAAGGCGCTGCGCAAGAACGGCGTCAACTACTGGAAGGGCTACTTCTACCCGAAAGCCCGCGCCACGCTCGGCAACGACAACGTGTCCACGAAGACCCAGTCTGTAAACTTCCAGAATGAAGGCGTTACCTTCACGATTGAAAGATGCAACAGCAAGGACTGGCGTATCGTGTCGCCGGACTTCACCACAGAAGCTGCGGCCATTGCGTGGGTCGAGTCGAAAGCGCACGTTGCTGTGTTCTACTCCGTCAATGTCATGGTGCAGGGTTCCGGCATCAGCGCGGACAAGGATGGCATCAACTACGTCGCGTCTGGCGGAAACCTCGCTATCACCGTGACTGGTACTCCGACGAAGATGTACGACAATGGCGCGGAGGTTACGCTCACGGATGGCGTCTACACCATCAGCGCAATCGCGGCGAAC